GGGCGATGCGTGCCAGGTCAAGATCGGCGGCGACCTGGTGATTACCGGCTACATTGACCAATACACCTCGCAGATTAGCGCCGGCGACCACACGGTGCGCATTGCCGGGCGGTCGAAGTCGGCCGACCTGGTCGACTGCGCGGCGTTTGTCGGCTCGCCCGATGCGCCCTCGTTCCAGATCAAGGGCGGCACGGCGCTGTCGATCGCGCAACAGGTCGCCAAGCCGTACAGCGTCGAGATTTCCTCGGTTTCGGGGCCCGGCGCCGACATTCCGCAATTCAATGTCAATTTGGGCGAAACCGCGTGGGAGATAATCGACCGGATCACCCGGTTTTCCAAGCTGGTCGCCTACGATCTGCCAGACGGCAGCGTGGTGATGGCGCAAGCCGGCAGTGAAAAGATGGCGTCAGGCTTTGCACAGGGTGAAAACGCCGAGCTCGCCGCGGTAACGTTCTCGGCCGACCAGCGCTATTCGGAATATGAAGGGCACTTGCTGTCGACCGGGGTCTTTGGCAACGACACCGGCACCGGCGCCACCCGCCAGGGGCAGATTGTGCGCGACGAGGGGGTTAAGCGCTTTCGCCGCCGCTACATCATCAGCGAACAATCGCATATGGGGCAGTTCCTCGCGCACGACCGGGCGGTTTGGGAGCGCAACCGGCGCTATGGGCGAAGCCAAGCGGTGCAGATCACCGCGGACGCCTGGCGCGACGCCCGGCGCCAGCTGTGGGCGCCAAACCACCTCGCCCCGATCCGCTTCCCGGCGATCAAATTGCCCGATGCGTCGTGGCTGATCGCCTCGGTACAGTATTTGCGCGACGAGAACGGCCAGCACGCGAAGGTTACAATGATGCCGGTCGAGGCTTTCAGCCCCGAGCCGGTCGCGTTGCAGCAAACGCCCGTTCTCGTCGAGCATGTCGAGCGTTTCAACGCCACCGGACGGTGACCGCGACATGAGCGAGCAAGGGCAACTAGATCGCCTGCACCGGCGCACCGCAATGATGATAGCGCCGGTCAAAATCACCGCCACCGACGACAGCGGGCCGATCCACCGGGCGCAAGTCGAGGTGAACGGCACCCCGGAAACCCTCGACGACGTCGCGGTGATGCAATTTTACGGGTTCGCCGCGCATTGCCCGGTCAATAGCGATGCGACCGCGTTTTTTGTCGCCGGGCAGCGCTCAAATGCGGTCGTGGTCGGCACCAACAACCAAAAATCGCGGCTGCGCGGGCTGAAATCGGGCGAGGTGGCGCTCTACACCGACAAGGGCGATTACGTAAAGATCCTCGACGGGCGCATCGTCGAGGTTTCGGCTGGCGAGACGGTCAAGATCAGCTGCAAAACGGCGCTGGTGGTCGCCGAGGACAAGATGCGGGTCGAGGCGCCGCGGCTAGAGTGCACCGGCGAGATTGTGGGCAACGTGCCGTGAGAACCCGCACCGAGCTCGACACCCGGCCGCCGGGGTGGATCGAGGATAGCGGGCTGATCTTGCCCGGCATCCCGCGCGACATGCCCGCCGCGGTGCCGGCCGGCGATATCCGGGTGCTGTGGAACAACGCCGAGGCTATGGGCGATTGGGGGCTCGCCCTCGGCGATGTCGAAACCGGGCAGGATCTCGAAACCGCCTGCCTGGTGTCGCTGTTCACCGATGCGCTCGCCTCGCCCGACTTTGTGCCGACCGACGGCACGACCGAGCGTCGCGGCTGGTGGGCCGATATGTACGAAGATCGGCCGCTCGGCTCGCGACTGTGGCAATTGGAGCGGGCGAAGAAAACGCGCGCCACGCTCGGCCAGGCGCGGCAAATGGCACTCGCGGCGCTGCAATGGCTGATCGACGACGGGCTCGCCCGCACGGTGTTGTGCAACACCATGTGGCTTGCCGGCAACATGCTCGGCATTGCCATCGGCATTGTCCGCCCCAACGGCGCCCTGGTGCGTTTCCGGTGGGGGTGGGCCTGGGATGAGCTCGCGACCCTGCGCTCGCCGGTGCGCTTTCCCGACGACGCCTTGCCGCCACCCGAGCTCGTCGCCGTCTAATGCCGTTCGCCCGCCCGAGCCTTACCCAGCTGCGCGACCACGCGATTCAGGACATTACCGCCTCGGGCGTGCCGGGGCTGTCGGGGCTGTTGCGCAACGCGGTGCTGCGGGTGCTCGCCTGGTGCATGGCGGGGCTGGCCTATCTGGTTTACGGCTATGCCGACTGGATTGCCCGCATGGGCGTCCCGTTCACCGCCGAAGACGAGTTTATGTACGCGTGGGCGGCGCTGGTCGGTATCAACCCGAGCGACGCCACGCCAGCACGCGGCAATGCGCTGTTCTCGGGCGTGCCCGATCGCCTATTGCCGGCGCAAACCCCGCTCACCCGGTCAGACGGCACGCCATACGAGACGACGGCCGAGGGGCATATTGGCCTCGACGGCTTTGTGACGGTGCCAATCCTCGCGCTGGTGCCGGGCGCGTTCACGAATTGCGACCCGCAAACCCCGATGTCGATCGCCCGGCCGATATCCGGCATCAACTCGGGCGGGCTGACAATCGGCGACACCGTCGGCGGCGCCGACCAGGAACCCAAGCCGCTAACCCGCTCGCGCATGCTGGCGCGCTACCGCGAGCCGCCGCAGGGCGGGGCATTCAACGACTATCAGCAATGGGCGATCGAGGTGCCGGGCGTCACCCGCGCTTGGACCGAGCCGCTTGGCGCCGGCGCCGGTACGGTCGTTGTCTATCCGATGCTTGACGATAACGAGCATGACGGGTTCCCGCAGGGCACGGACGGGGTTTCGGCCGGCGAATTGCGCCAGGGCGCGCCGGCGACCGCGACCGGCGATCAGCTGCTCGTCGCCGATCACATTTGGGGGCCGCAGCCGGTCACCGCCCTGGTCATCGTCTGCGCGCCGCTACCGCACCCGGTCGACGTGACGCTGATCGCCCTCGACCCCAACACCGAGGACATACGAGAGGGCGTCGAGGCATCGTTGCGCGACCTGTTCCTACTCTCGGGCGAGGTGGCGGGCACGCTGTACCCCTCGCAATTTTACGAGGCAATCCTCGCGACACCGGGAATTCGGACGTTCACGATGACCGTGCCGGCGGGCCCGGTCACCGCACCCGGTGGTGCTGTGCCGGTGCTCGGGCAATTCCTGGCGCCGGCAATGATCGAGGGGCCCGATGCCTGATCTGCCGGCCTTTGGCGCCACCGACTACCTGACGCAGTTTCAGCGGCTTTTGCCGCGCGGCCGGATCTGGCATCGCGGGTGGGGGCGGGTGCAGGACGCCGACCTGCTTACCCTCATGCCGACCTGGTCGCGGCTGCATGCCCGGCTTAACGCCCTGATCGGCGAGATTTTCCCGTGCTCGACCTATGAGCTTTTGACCGAGTGGGAAGCGACGCTTGGCCTGCCCGACGCGTGCGTTGGCGAGCTCGACACCGTGCAACAGCGGGTGCAAGCGGTGTGCGCCAAGTTCGCCGCCCGCGGCGGGCAATCGAAAACCTACTATCGCCAAGTCGCCGCCGCCCTCGGCTTTTCGATCCAAATTCACGAATTCACCCCGTTTACCGCCGGTTGGCCCGCGGGCTTGCCGGTTTACGGCGAGTCGTGGGCTCACACCTGGTCGATTACCGCCGTCGCCGACATGGTTTGGTACTTTTCGGCCGGCATCAGCACCGCCGGCGAGCCCCTGCGGATTTGGGGCAACCGACTGTTGGAATGTGTTTTTGAGCGCATCAAGCCGGCGCATACCATCCTGCTTTTCCGCTATGTCGGCTCGCTGTGGGATTCCGGGCGGGCGGTTTGGGATGACGGATTGTCAATCTGGGATACCGAAGATAATGCCGAGCGTGATTGACGAGACCTTGCCGATCGAAGGGCGCCCGACGACGGAATCGGTGCGCGACAATTTCGGCATCGCGAAAGCCGAGATCAGCGTATTGCAGGCACTGGCCACCGGTGGGCCGTTCCTGCCGCTCATCGGCGGCACCCTGACCGGCAATCTCTCGGTCAGAGGCTCAATCAATGTTCTCTCAACCCTTTTACCATCAAGATTGCCTGCTCGACCTTTTCGCCCTCCGGCCGCAGATACGAGTGCTGCTCTAGAATATGGGTTATGGAATGACGGCATTTTTCTGGTTATCGGCACGCCGGATGACCGACAAGCCATCGCATCAATCGCCATCGAAGACGGCAACAACAGCTTTTGGGTCGAAGGTGTGTTGGGGTGCTATGCCGCTATTCCGTCATTTGCCTTAATTACTACCAGGGAGGGCGACCCCTACGTCGGGCTCTGGCATGGCGGCGAAGGGCTGCACATCGGCCTGACTGACGCATGGGGCATGCCGGATCGGACTGTCATCAAGGTGACCGGGGCGGGCGCGGCGTTTGACCTCCCGGTGGTTTTGGCAGGCGATCCGACCCTCGCGCTGCACGCCGCAACCAAAGCTTACGTTGATAACACGGTGGCCGAACTGCGCGCCGAAATCGCCGCTTTACGAGGGGGGACACCTGATGGAACCGTTTGAACCGACCGCCCCGGTGGCGGTGACCTTGCAAGCGCAACAGTGGAACGGGGTCATTGCCGCACTGGTCAAGGCGCCGTGGGACATGGCCGACCCGCTGATTCGCGCGATCACCGCGCAAGTCGCGAGCCAAGCGCCGAAGTCGCCGGCGGCCAACGGCGCCGCCCAAGCCGAGGCGGCCGATGCACCGCATTGACAACGCCACCGCGATAGCGGCATTGCCGGCGCCCGAGCCGGTCGGCACGCCCGGTTTTTTCACCAACGGCAACCGCCCGGCCGGCCTCGCCCCGACCCGCGTCGACGACAATTGGCTCAACACGGTGCAAGAGGAAATCGCCAACGTCGTGCTGGCGGCCGGCTTGCAACTGTCGAAAGTGTCGAATACCCAGCTTTACGAGGCGATACAGGCAATCGCCTACGGTGCTAACCCCGATCTGTCGGCCTATCTGCCGTTGTCGGGCGGCACGCTGTCGAGTCCGGGCAATTTGACTGTTAACGGACAACTCACGGTCAATAACGGAGACTTGCTGCTCGGCGCCGGCGCTTCCGGTGTCATTACCCGAGCACCCGGCACCGTCATGTCGTTAGGGGCCACCGGTGGCGGCAATGTCGCCACGCTTAATCTCGGCGCCGATCAAGTCAACGCTATTGGCGGCCTGCATGCTCGTGCCGATCTCGATGTCAGCGGCAGCTTGACCGTTAGCGGGCTTAGCCATTTGTTGTCTGGTTGCGCGATCACCGCAAATCTCGAAGTCGCCGGCAGCTTTTCGGTTAGTGGCCCGCTTAATGCCTTTTTTGGTGGTTATGTCGTTGGAAATTTCGACGTTGCTGGGAATTTACTCGTCAGCGGTACAGATATCAACGGGGTCGATCACGGTATCATATTCAACAGATACGACAATTTTAAGAGGTTCGCCTTTTCTCAACCGGATACCCGTTTCCAGGTTTGGATCGCCGGGCTTCATTTTGGCGATATTCAATATACCCCGGCGATTGCATCGCTAACCAACATCGCACCGGCCGCCGACAAAGACGCGCTCGCCGCAATCCGAGCTATCGAGCTTTTCGCCTACGATCGCCTGGGACGGCGCGATGAACTCGGCTTTCTCGCGGCGCAAATGCACACGGCGATTCCAGAAGCGGCGACGGTTAGCGCGGCGGGCGACGCGGGCGAGCCGCAATACACCCTCGACTGGCTACCGATTGCGGCCTATTCGGTGCGCGCCATTCAACAACTGGCCGACCGGGTCGAGGCGCTCGAGCGACGCCCGGCGCCGCTGCCAGCATGAGCGATGCCGCCGCGCCCGCCGCGGCCGCCGTTCGACCTGTTGCGGTTCTGCTCGTGGCTGGTTGCGCTAATCGTCGGCACCGTCCTATTCATCATGATTTTTGGCGTCATCGGCTGTTTTGCTGGCGTCGCGATCGGAAAATTTCCGCCCGGTCACTGCCTCGAATCAGGGCTAGGCGACCTGGTGCACGAGTGGTGGAGCGAACTTTTGACTCTGATCTTGGCTCTATTGGTGGCGCGGCAACCGCCGCCGCCGGCACCGCCGCCTGACGACGAGGTGACATGATGGCGTGGGTAGCAGCGAACCCGGCGCGCTATGCCGGCCAGGTCATCGACACCGGGCACTGTGTTCGATTTGTACAAGAGTCCGCAGGCGCGCCGCATACCTCGAGGTGGCGCCAGGGTACAAGAGTCCGAGGCAACCCGGTGGCGCCCGGCACGGCAATCGCGACATTCGACCCGTCGGGAACCTACGGCAACCACACCGACGGGCGCTCGCATGCGGCGATCTTGGTCGCCGAGCAGGG